TGGACCACCACCCAAACCGCGACCCATACCGCGACCCATACCGCTAGTAGTCGTAGGAGGCATAGGCATACCACCGCTCATACCACCCATACCGCTCATACCACCATCAGCCATCCGCTTGACCTTAATGTGCCCACCCTTCTTGTAGTGGTGGTGGTGATGGATCACGTTACCACCTTTCTTCATGCCCGGAGGAGCGCCCGGAGGCCCACCCATACCCGGAGGAGGAGCGCCCATATCCGGAGGAGGACCGCCAGCGCCAGCCATCATTGCAGCAAGCATCGCAGCGGGGATCTTTGGTTTGCGGGGCACGCGACCGCCTTTCTTCATTGCATAACCCTTAGTAGGCATCTCATCTTTAGCAGTCTTTGGCTTCGTTACTTTACGACCATGACCAGCATGAGTAGAACTACCCATACCAAAGCCTTTCAGCTTGGTATCACCTTCAGACGAGTGCTTACCGTGCGGGGTCTTGCGACCGCCAGCAGTTTCCTTCATAGCATAGCCAGTTGGCTTGGTTTGAATCTTTCCACCGTGTCTATAGCCCATAGCCTTATGCTCCTCACGCTCGTGTTGCAATACATTTTTAGAAGCGTGACCGCGTTTCAACGCTTTCATTTCCGCGTCAGCCATCGCTTTCGATTCTTTAGGTTCTTTCATAGATCCACCTTCTTTAAATTTCTTACTTCTATCGGCTTCAATAAAGTGTTTGCCAACAGATACAGGGATTCCAGCTTTCTTCGCGAAGGCTGGGTTATGAGCAACTGCTCCCATAAGTCTATGTTGCTTGGCGCTAGTACTAGGCATTTGTCCTTCCTCGGCCTCTTAGTTCCTTGACTGTCTCTGATTCCCATATTCGTAATATATAGTACACAATAGAAACAATACCAGCCACTGCTGGGATCCAACTTATTATGGTCCCAACAGTAAAGAACGCAAAGAACGTATCCAGTACGGCTTTGTGCTGGTCTTTCATTATGACATAGCCTCCTGACAGACCAAGTTTACCGAAACAGGAGCAGCAGTACCGCCCGGATTCGGATACGTTGTCGTTACTGCAATCGTCAAAATATCAGGAATATTACCCTTGATGTTTGTCAGAATCGGGAAGAAATACGACAAATCCAAAGTCTGAAGACCCGAAGGCGGTGAGGAAAAGGCAAATACAACTTCGCCACCACTTAACGCCGTAGCCGACGTATCGCGTTCCGCAAACGAGTATTGTGAACCAAGGCCCGCTTCTGGAACGAAGACTGCACCCTGAAGTCCAACCTGCGCCGTTGGCGTACTAGCAATCAGTTCGATATAGCACGTAGCCGTAGACGAGATAACCAACGTTTGCGGTAGCAACTGCCCACGATCAATCAAACCAACTGAGTATCCATACCCCGCAGATGGCGCATTTGGTAATGCTAGACCCGTCACAACATCTTGGATTGTTAAAGTTGTGCTGGTATTGGACGTAACACGCGCCGTGTAATTTACGAGCACCACACCCGTACCCACCGTCACCGCACCCGTAGTACCGCCATAACCAAGGTTTACTACAAAGGTAGAACCTGTTGGAGTTGCAAGAACTGGGTAGATTCCATTGACTGCCGTTGTGAAACCCGAAAGCGTCACAACATCTGAAGTGGTGAGATTATGTACCGCAGCCGTGGTAACTGTGTAGAACGAAACTACACCAATAACTGGAGCAGTTGCTGAAGTACTAGCGCTTGTATTCGGGGTAGTAATGGTATAGACACCAACACCGCCTGTCGTACCACTAACTTGGCTTGTGATGTAGTTCGTACCCGCAGTAAACGTACCGCCAGTAAACGTTACCGTCATACCCGGATAGATCGTGCCCGTTACGGCTGTGATGGTCAGTAATGAACTGCCCGGAGTAACCGTACCCGTTATAGCCGAAGGTGCAGTCACAGCCGCCATACTAGATGGTGAAGCACCACCGATTAATGACTGATAGTTCACCATACGGCCCGCAAGATTTGGCGTATACGTTACCGTACCACTACCGATAGTACATGTGCCGCTTGTACTGTTTGCATACGTAAATGTATTTGCGCCAACTGTTAGAACTGTAGCTGTAGCATTGTTAAACCCAGTGGTTGTCATGCTTGCGATATTGACTGAACTACCTACGGCTGGCATAGCTGCGGTGTTAGGGATAGATACCGTTGCAACCGTACCATTACCAGTAATAGATAGTGGAGCCACTGCACCCGATGAGAACGTACTTGCCGCTGCCACTAATGTTGTCGTCGTACTAGTCGTTACAGCACCGTTAGCTTGCGTGTATGTAATTTGGCCCATCGCCCTCATACGTACAGACATAACCGGATAGCGCGTCTTATTGGCAGTGACTGAGAAAATCGGAGCCGCTATAGGCAGACCATACGAGTATGTAAAACCGCGTTGACGGTCTGCACCGCCTTCGACCAATACCGATACACCAAAGTGTTTAAATACCGTAGGCGTTGTAGCAGAACCTTGACGCTGTTCATAACGAACAGGGAGGTTACCCGTACGTGACCAAGGAAGGATCTGTGCAGTGCCTAATGCCTGATTGACGCCGTTACCTGAACCGTATTGATGCAGAATGTAGGGTTCGCCATTGAGCAAAATGCCCCAACGCAGCGCACCTGCGCCGTACCATGAATACTCCATCCAGATCATTTGAACTTTCGTCCAGTCCAATGAAGCTTTTATGCTCGGGTCGCCATTCCAATTCTCATAACTGACGCGGGTATCAACTGGCGTACCACCCGTTGGCGACTGTGAATCCGAACGCATAACAACAAACATACCCGAAGGATTAGTCGTTGTCGGTGAAGCCTGTTCAAAAAATATACCGTTACCGTCATCAAAGATACCAACGCGCTGCGTCTGCCCTGCAACAGGACCGCCAAAGTTAACGTTAGATGCCATGTATAACGATTTTCCGGGCTGATAGCGATGATACGGACGCGACTGACGAACAGTTACATCGTTCGCCGTACTAATCTGCATCTGTACGCCACCAAGACCCGGCTGTTGAAGAATAATCGCCGTACTTGGGGAAGCCGTCGAATACGTAAACTGCTCCCAACGTAGAGGCTGTGTCCCATACTCAAAGTCAGCATCATAGATATTCTGATGCACTGACATCTTCTGGCGACCGCTAGTATCACGGACGCGGGGATCCTGCACTACGTAAGCAGCATTCAACAAACCCTTCCGAGCTAACGGGCCACCAGCATTGGCAAGCCCGTTATTGAACCCCGGAGTACCAGCATCGTAAATATTGCCAGTCATATTAACCTCCTAAAGATTGTCCAGAAGATTAATAAGGAACGTTTGAATATGAAGGATTAGGGGTCTGTGGGAAGTATGTTCCATCAACATTACGCACCGAGTATTCAATCGAGACTGTAGCAAGACCCGTTGTAAGCGTTGGTGTCGTACCACCTGAAGTGACAAAAGCCTGAATAATGCCATCAGTTGGACTATTCTGGCCTCCACTAATGTTGCTCAACAATGCTGCGCCAATTGCGCTAGCAGCTAACAAACCGCCTGTAGCACCCAAACTATAACGTCCCACTGCTAACGGAGCAGTAGTGGTACCCGAAGTAGAGATGGTTGCCAAGTTATATGTTGCTGTTGAATTCAACACACTGACCGTAAATGTACCTGCTGCACCCGAAGCAGCACCAAAGTTAAACGCAGTCAGCACATCAACATAGATGTTATTAATAAATGCGCCAGCCGGGAGTACGATTGGGTTGTTATTGTAACCCGCCGTAGAATCAAAGAATAAGAACGGAGCAGGTGAAGTGGCAGAGGTTGTAACCGCAGCCGACAACGTAACCGCCGAACCAGAAACTGACGAAACAGTCGTACCAGCAGCAATACCGGGGCCGACCACTTTCAGACCCGAGACAATGCCTTCTGCCGCAGCAGTCGTGCCCGTAAGGGTCAGCGTCGAAGAACTCGTGCCGCCAACTGCCTGAATAACGTTGCCCGGAGTGAGCAAGGTCGTAGCAGACGTATTGGTATACGCTATACCGCCCGGTGAGGTCTGGACAGCAACAGTCGAACCCGTATTACGGTATGTTCCAATCTGCGCTGTAGAAACAGTGGTCGAAGTATTCGTCGGATTCTTTACCGTGCCAAGCAGCCACGGGCCAAGATGAGTAGCTAATGCCATGTCAGTTCCCTTACCCCTTGCAGGGGGTCGTTAAAATAAGTCGTCTTACGATCTCTGCAACGTCCGCTAGGTCGGTTCGTAAGACTCAAAATCCTAGAGAAAAGGAGGTGGGCAATGCGTTCAACCCTGCCCGTTACGTTACCGCAACACCTCCTAGATTATCTTAGGCAACACCAAAAATGCCGAGTGGATCCGACCAGCCGAAGCTATAACGCTCACGGCTCTTGTACCGGACGTTACCGGTGTCGAAATCGCCATCCATCGAATTCTGGAGGGCAATACGCTCGAACATCTTAAGGCCATTTGGCACATCCGTCAGGAGATTCCACGAGTGGGTATCCGTCAAGAAGTGGTTGACCTTGAACCCTTCGCCAATGGTTCCCATTGACTTGAGTGCGTTGATGTCATTGTCCGTCGTTCCAACACGCAGTTCAGTGTCAAGCAAGCGCTTAGCAACGAACATCTGGCTGGGTGGGACAACAAGCTTGCGGGGCTTAGCAGCGATCAACAGGCCACGCTCGTCAGTCCAAGCAGCGATCTGAATCGTAGCGGCTTCCAATGAAGTCTCGTTAAGATCAGGGCTGGTGGTGAACGTGTTGCTGTTCGTGCCGCCATTAACAAGCGGGTGAGCCGACGAGAAGAGAGCCACGCCATCGCCACCAACATACTGGGCACTAAACCCGTTGTTGATAACCGCAGCGGCCTTGACCTGCTTCGTGTACGCCATCGCCCGAGCCAACGCCTTTGTATAGCGCTTGCTGAGTGAGTCATACAAGTTGTCTTCAATCGCTTCTTCAGTGATCGAAAACCCGAGAGCAATTGTCTCGTGGTTGTAACGTGCAGTCCATGCTTCCTGCGCATTGTCGTACGCAATCGCCTGACCTTCGTTCTTCACTGGAGCAGCACTAAAGCCAGAGAGTTTCGTCTCTTCTTCAAATGAACGCTCAGAAGTCTCGACCTCGAAAAGCTCTTTATGCTCTTCGCCATAGGAAGCATACTCTAAACCGAACAGCGCGTTCAGGCCGGGGAGTAGTTCCTTCAACAATTGTGCTCTTGAAATAGCCATTTAAATAACTCCCTTAAACGCCAGTAGCGTACATGTAACTGTGGTAACCGAAGTTCCAAGTCACAACGACTTCCGGATAACCAACAAAAGTAACCGAGTTACCGCTAGTCGCCGTTACCGAACCCGTGGTGTAAGCACCATTGGTTGCAGATGTCTTAGACTGAACAGTAATTGTCGTGCCTGATACACCAACAACAGTGCAGAAATCGCCCGGCAACATGCCACTAGCACCAGACGAGGTGCAAATAACCTGCATTCCCGGCTGAATACCCGTAGCCGATGAAACCGTAAAGGTCGCACCAGATGAAGGCGAGTTGGATAATGTTGTCTGCACAGCGACTGCTGTGTCTGGAATCAACTGAATAACACGGAAAGGCGTTGCCGTTGCGTAACGCAGATTACCCGCGTTCGCTCCTGCCGTTGGGTTGGTTCCCGTGATGCCCATTGCCGAGTCGCCAGTGGAAGTGTTACCCGAAGCCGAACCACCATTGGAACCATTAGTCACAAGTACGGCATTAGTACCAACAAATGCTGGGGACATATAACCAATAGTTGAACCGGGGGTATTTCCAAACGTAGCAGCCGAGCCTTGAGCTTGTTGAAGCACTGCTACGCGGAAACAAGCCTGTGGATCATCTACCACATAACCAATTGCGTCTTGAGCAACCGTATTAGCAGCCCAATACTGCCAACGGTTCTTGCCATAAATTGGACCGCCTGATGTGCTGTATTCTGCGCCGACAAATACGCCAATTGTACCCGCGTCAACGCTGGCTGAACCGCCCATACCCGTTGGAGCTAAAGTACCACCAGCTAGTTTTACAACGTCGCCGTTAAAGAAATTGTAGCCGTAAGCCTCGGTAATCGGGATCATACGGGTCGAACCCGAATAAACACGACCACCAATAAGGTTAACCGGCTTTAGCCCATACGGGGCTGAAATACTCGGATAAGCCATTTGAGTCTCCTAAAAAGTTAAATTATTTACCGCGACCGAAGGAGACTGTGGATTTCTTCTCTGAGAACAGAGCCATATTCGCACGATCATCTTTCTGCCGCAAAAAGCTATTATCAACGCCATCCATCTGAGCCTGATTCATTTTCGCAAAGTGTTCTGAGCGTTGACGAACCATCTCTTCAGGAGCTTTACAAAGCAACAAACCGCCAATTTCAATATTGTCTTTAAAGGCACTATTAGAATTACGATCTGCCATATGCATAATTTCCGGATGATCAGCAGCCTTTACTGGCTCCCAGCCTTCACGGAACTTTGCGGACGTATTCGTAGGATCATTTTGACCCATGACTGCGATCCGGACGTACTTAAACTTCCACCCCGGTATAGGGTTTGGTTCAGGTAGCAACTGTGGCGGTGTCCACGCGGCTTTGCGCTTAGTGGTATCCCGATTTTCTACTTCACGAGCTGTACGATTATCAACCATTGCTGTTCTCCAGTTTAATTTTTTCACGAGCATATGCTTCAGGGGTCAGTCCTAATCTTTTAGCAATTGCGGCTTCTGAAGCCGAGATTCGGATTTGCCTTGAACCAGTAGACCGTGATGCCGGGGCAACAACAGTGTTGGCTTTGCGGACGGGCCTCTCAGCCTCTTCCGTAGGTTGTGCGTCCTCGAAGTAATCCGAGAAACGTTTTCTCATCGTAGCATCAACTCGTCGGTAGTAATCGTCACTCTGTGCATCGACACCCGACCGGACTAATTTTTCATGCAAGCCAAGAGCAAGGGCAGTCATCTCCTCGTCTACACCAAACCACGTATTTTTCTGTCTCCATGCCTCGGCTTTTGGGTCCGGTATGGGAGCAGCACGTTGGGGTGCTTGAACCTGTTGTTGCATTTGTACACCAGAATCATTCTCTTGTAAAGAGGGTCTGAAGCTAGCGACATCTTTTAGTTTCATCTTGGCATCGGTCATTGCTTCTTGGGCTTCAGTGATCTTGTCTGAATCACCTGACTCGTATGCCGCTTTCAGTGCCGCTTTCGCTGCATTCACTTCAATGGTTGCGGCTTTGGTTGTCTCAACCGCAAAAATTCGTTCCCCAGTCCCAAGTCGTTGTTTTAGAAACTTATTTTCTTCATACGCTTGTTGAGCAAACCGCATTGCTTCTTCACGTTCTCGGGATGCTGCTTCTTTCGCACGGCGCTCGTCATGCCATACTTTTTTCATCTGCCCTAAACGCTTTTTGACCTTATCTGAATATTCCTCAAGGTCATCTTTTTCTAACTCCTCCACAATATTTTCTGGGAGGGGAGCACGGTTACGATCCTCGGGGGGAGTATCGTCTTCAATCTGAACTTTCAACTCGTCATTTACGTCTGTCATATAGTTTCCTTATCCTGCACGGCCTATACCGCGTGGGTCTTCAACAACACCTTCTACAGTGTCGTCATTGATGATTCGCCATTCCGTACCATGAATTTTGATCCGCGTACCTGCATACGCACGAACAAGTACAAAGTCGCCTACCTTGCACCACGGGCCAGTTGGGAATCGTGTTTTGTCTGAGTAAGCATCTGGTCCTAGTTTTGCAACAAATAAGACAACCGTGGTTTGCTCTTCGACCCGCATCGCTGCGTCCGACTTCATAATCACACTGTCGCCAAACGTATCTTCAATCTTTGGAACCATGCACAACAACCGAAACCCGCTTGGCTCTGGAAGTTGTTTTGCTTGTCGTTCAGCCTTATCAATCGTCTCATCAATGTTAATGTCACTCATCGCTAGTCTCTATCTCCTTTGCAAGGTCTTTGATTAGTTCTCTAGCGAAGTCCAGACCCTGAACCACTCCGCGTAGTCTTGCGTATTCATCGTGCGTAAGAGCTTGTCGTATCACTTCACTCTTTACTGTTTCACGCTGCTCATCGAGTTTCCTAATCAGATACTCAGCAGCGGTATCCGTCTTCATTTACAACTCCTTATTCAATTCCTTCGTCACCCAAATCATTTGTTTGCTGCAAATCTAATTGCCGATGTTCTAACTTCTGTTGGTCAAGCCGCGTAGCTAGTTCCATTTTGTGATCACGCAATGCCTGTTGTTGTTGATCTAACTTGGTTGCAACGTCAAGGCCATGTAGGGCTTTTTTGTGCGCTAAATCAAGACCTAATTGTGCGCCATCTAGTTCTTGTTGCGATTCTTGTAGCCGTGTTTGGTCAGCAAGGTTTGCAGTATGAGCAGCATGCGTTGCCTTCTTGTGAGCAATATCCACACCCATCTTGGCTCCGTGCAATTCATGCGTTAGCTGGAGTTCATGCTCTTTAAGCTTTAATTCATCTGCCCGAGCCGCCGAATCAAGGACATCTTTCTTCGACTTGCGTTGCTGTTCGGCCTGAGCCAACTGCGCCTCTGCCTGAGCTTGCATCTGTTTTAGCTGTAGTTCCTGTTGGGCAATCTGCGCTTGCGACTGCGCAATCTGTTGCTTAATCTGAACTTCTTGCTGTTTAATCTGCAACTCTTGTTGCTGCATCTGAATAAGCGGATCCTGAGCCTGTTGTTGAGCCTGTTGCTGCTGGGCTGCTGCTTGGTTCTGCTGAAGTAATTGTTGCGCTGCTTGCGATGCAAGCGACGAGATCTGTACCTCAATATCGGGAGGCAAATATCCCATATCATTTTCAAGATCGGGTGGGGGTGGTAACTCCATACCCAACTGTTTCTGAATCTCATTGCGGTACTTAAATGCAATGTGTTCCATCAAGTGGGCCGCCGCTGCGCCCATAATTGCCTGAGCTTGTGGGTTCTGCCCTACCATCTGCTGTATCATTGGATCATCTTTCATCGCCATGTGCGTCTGAATATGCGCATCGTGATCTTGATACATGAATGCTTTAATCGGCTTCCCGGTTAGTAAGAACATGTTTTCAGACACCGGATCAATCGGCTGCATGTCTTCTTTCATTGGAATCAGTTTCTGGGCGTTCTTAATTCCAATCGTCTCAATCATCTGCCGATGGAGAAGCGGGAGGTTATAGATTTGAGGCGCTGTCTGAGCAAGTTGTAGAACCGCCTGATACTGAACCACCCTTTGGGCCATAGTGGAGGCGTTAGGATCTGACACAGGTAGAACGTCACAGTCATCATAATCGCTTCGCTTAGCAGAAGCGTCTCCGATCTCGGGTTCATAATCGTACGACTCCGGTGTGTTATCACGGATGATCGCCGCCAGAAGTTTGAACTCCTGCTTCATCGTGTAGTGGATTCGGGCCTGAATTGCTCCCATTACTTTCAACGCACGTTCTAACACAGCCAATGTCGTGCCCACGGGAGCCTGAGACGACATATCCGAAATGTTTAAATCACCTGCACCTGCGAACCGGCGACCGTCTTCGATCACCTGATTCATTAAACCCATCAGGACTTGGCTGGGTTCTTTGTACGGGAGTGGGAGAATATTGTCTCTAATAGCTCCAGAGGGAAGATCAACATCTCTAAATTCTCCGGGGGCAATCGGCGTATCATCGCCTTTAATGCGAAGTCCCTTAGCTTTGAGGCCGCCCGGAAGGTTGCTAAGTGTCCCTGCATCAATAAGTTGCCTGAGAATTGAGGTGGCAGCTTTTGTATGTCCACCGATAAGATGTATGAGGCCGAAGTAGTAGAATCCGAAGCCGGGGATGTATCCGTAATGAACGAAATGCTGGCGTCTAATTTTGAGCTTGTCTTCTTCGAGCCAGTTGCGTCGGATCGAGAGGACCGTCGTGGTGCCTTTTTCGATGGTGACGACGTAGGGGAGTTTAATGCCTGTTTCTTCGCCATGTTTATCTGTGTCCTCATAGCCGGGTAAATCTAAGTTTGCGTGGATTTCTAAAATCTGGAATCGTTCATCCATTGATGCTGAGAAGCCTTGCTGCTCCGCTTTGCGCTTCTCAACTTCGTCCATCACTCGTACGGGGTCGCCCAAGTCTACGTCGCGGTAAAAACCAGCAACTTGTAGCTTACGAAGTTCATTCTTCGTCTTACGCATGCGATGAGTAATGCGTTCTGCCGACTCAATGTTCGCAGCGCCATAAGGGACAATCACGTCTTCCGCTGAGATGAACGGGGCTGTCTGCCGATTCATACTAGGGTCAAAATAGATTTTCTTAAATGCGTTACCCGATAGGGCAACGGAGAGCAATAGACGCTCGTGTTCTGGACGGTACTCCAACATGATGTTGGTTAACTCGTTATTCATATCCGCTTCAACACGCGCAGCGGCCTGAACCTTGTCTGGAGTCTCCTTACCAATAATCTGCGTCCGTACCGGACCCGCAGCGGGGAACGTCTCCATGATTGTCTCTGACTGGAACTTAACAGCGGCTTCCATCAAGAGCGGATGGTAGACACCACAAGCACCGGGCCAAGGCTCTGTACGCTCTTCGTACTTCAAACCCAGTAACTGTAATCCTTTGACGTATGTATCCAGCCAGTCTTTTCGACTACTAATATCTTCTTCAACGTCACCAAGTAACTCATAGGCAAGGCTTAATAACTGATTCTCAGGCATATACTCCGCAAGGTTTGCGTCGAAGTCTTCTGTATTCTCCGCATGCCCCATATGAATAGTCATTGCACCCGCATGAATATTAACTTCTTCGGGATCAACAATTTCAATCTGTAAGTCTGGCTCAGAACCGTCGTCCAATGATCCAAGTCACTGTGGGGCTTCGTATTCGGATTTATCTATACTCTTAATGTTTTCCTAACAACCCAATCTTGCCCTGTACTTGAATCAGAAGAATCTAACCCAACGCATTTTGGA